GATGACGCGGCTCGCGCAGTACCAGCACTGCCTGTTCCGCCGCAACTCGGTCCGCACCCGTTGGAGTAACGCCATCACCGACGCACCGAGCTTCCGGGAGCAAATGGAGGCGCTGCGGCGGCACTGGCGCGGGGCGGTTGACTCTGATCCTGAAGCGTGAGCGCGATCACCGTCACCCTCGGAGCCGACATTTCCGCCCTCAAGCGGGCGATGACGAGCGCCGGCGATCTGGTGGCGTCGTCCGCCCGCCGCATGAGCCGAATCACCGGGGCCGGGCTGGCGGGCCTCGGCAAGGGCGGTGCGCTCGCTTTGCAGAAGGGATTCGCTCTGTCAGGTCTCGCAATCAAGGCGGGCATCGGGGGTGCGCTCGCGGGCGGGGCCGCTGCCGTCGCGGGCGGGGTGAAGGCGATCAATGCCGCCGCCGATTTCGAGCAGACCAAGGTGGCCTTCACCACGCTCATCGGTGACGCGGCGAAGGCTGAGGAGACTCTGGCCAAATTGCGGGTTCTGGGAGCTGAGACGCCATTCGAGTTCCCCGAGCTGGCCGATGCCGGCCGGAAGCTGATCGCCTTCGGTGAGTCGGCCGACTCCGTGCCCGAGACGCTTCGCCGCATCGGTGACATTTCCGCCGGCATCCAGGCGCCGGTCAACGAGATCGCGGAACTCTACGGCAAGGCGCGGGTCCAGGGACGGCTCTTCGCCGAGGACATCAACCAGCTCACCGGCCGGGGTATTCCGATCATCCAGGAACTCGCGAAGCAGTTAGGCGTATCGGACTCGGAGGTGAAAAAGCTCGTGCCGTACGGCGAGGTCGGATTCCCCGCCATCGAACAGGCATTCATCTCCCTCACTTCCGAGGGCGGCAAGTTTGCGGGCATGATGGAGGCCCAGAGCAAGACGACTTCGGGACTCTTCTCCACGCTCAAGGACACGATCAACGAGGTGTTCCTCACGCTGGGTCAGCCGATCAACGATGCCATCCGCCCCCTGATGGCCGAGGCGATTACGCTCGCGCAGAAACTGGCTCCACTGGCCAAGCGTGCCGGTGAGGCGGTCCGCGATGCGATCCAGTTCGTCATCGCCGCCTTCAAGACCGGGCAGGTGCTCGACCTTGTGGTGACCTCGCTCAAGCTGGGATTCACCACCGCCGTCAACAGCCTGATCGATGGATTCCGCGTTGCGGTCGGCTTCCTCTGGAACGCCATCACCGACGGGACGATGTGGGTCAACCTCGGCAAGCTCTACCTCGGGGTGGCCGTGAAGTTCTACAACCAGATCCTCCGGGGATTCGAGTCGGTCCTCAATTTCCTCGCGGCGGGCATGGAGTGGGTCGGTGGCCTCCTGGTGAAGCAGCTCCTCAAAATTCCCGGCATGGACAAGCTGCTGGGCTTCGGCCCCGAGGATGTGAACACGAACTTCGGCCAGCTCTACAACAGCCGGAAGGACGGCAAGCTCTTCGGCCTCGACCTCGACGGCATGGAGCAATTCGGCGACCGGCTCACCGCCGAGGGATCGTCCGGAATTGGAGAGCGTCTGGCGGCGGCAGCGGCGAAGGCAATCGAGGACACCGCCGCCAAGGGTGAGTTCATGGATACCAGCGCGATGCGGGAGAAGCTGACCGGCATCGTCCAGACGATCCGCGACGCCATGCCGAAGCCGGAAGACGCCCAGGAGGCGGCGAACAAGGTCGCCAAGGCATCCGCCACGGGAACGGCTCCGGGCCTGCGGGACCAGCAATCGAAGCTCGCCCCGATCGTGACATCCCTCGGCAAGGTGGGCGGCGGTGGCTACTCGTCCGGCGCTCTGGATGCCCAGCGGGAGAACAATCGGCTCACAGGAGAGACGAACCGGCTTCTCCAGGAATCCAACCGTCACCTGAAGAAGCTCGGGAACGGAGGCACGCTCACGGCCGCGTTCGGTTGACGCCACGTCCCGGCCAAGATGCCGAGACACGTTGCCATCCAGCCGGGCCGCCTCTACCCGCAGCCGGGGTATTCCGTCCAGATCGACAAGGAGGGCAAGTGGACCGCCACTCAGCTCTTCCTCTGCCACCGGAACTCGGCCGTGGCTCTCATGCCGCGACCGGGCACGCCACACCCCGAGATCCCGTTCATCACGATCTCGCAGGTCAGCGCCAGCATCACCGAGGGCGACCTCGCCGAGATCACCTGCAACTACGCCGGGGCCGAGGAGAAGGACGAGGAGGACGAGAAGGCCAACGCGGTCTACACGATGGGCCTGTCGCTCAGCGAGGAGCCGATTCTCACCCACCAACGCTACAAGAGTCTCGGAGGCAAGGAGCGCGAAGCCCTCCAGATGATCCTCGCGGGCAAGGAGAAGGACGACCAGGGCAACAAGCTCAAGGACAGGATCGAGAGCGAGCGAGGCAAGGAGGTCCTCGCCAAGATCGAGCGCGGCCAGACGAGCTACTACAGCCCGCGGGTCACCTGGCGGGAAAGCTGGGTCCGCGACAAGCCGGCCGCCGCCGCGGAGCTGAACGACATCGGCAACATCGCCGACCCGTCCGGCCCGGCACCCAGTCTCGCCGGTGGCCGGAACTGGCTGCTCAACGGGGTGACCCAGACGCAGGAGGGCAAGTCGTTCCGCCTGGAGATGGAATGGCTCGCCAGCGACCGGGGCGGCTGGGACCCGGAAATCTACAAGGATCCATGAACCGGCTCCCGCAGAAGAAGAAGCGTGGCGATCCGATCCTCGCGGAGGACTGGAACACGCTGCTTGATGCCATCGCGGCACGCACCCCGCGCCCGGGGACCGGCCTGGAACTCATCGCGTCGTCCGGCGGCTTCGCCTACTCGCAGCCGTCCAACCTGATCATCCCGCGCCAGTCGCTCCCACCGTTCGCGGTGATCGGGATCGAGAAGCCGGCCGAAGGCGAGGGCGACACCTACCAGGTCATCATCAAGGAGGGCTGGGTCATCGAACGGAAGCCGAAAACCGAGGACCATCCGGCGGTGAAGTTCCACATGCCGAAGTCCGGCAGCGGCGAGGATGGCGTCAAGCTCGACATGATCCCGCGCCCGAAGATCGAGATGAAGATCGGCGACACCCTCTGGTGCAAGTTCCAGACCGATATGATGGGCGAGATCACCGAGGAGCCCGAGGTCGTTGTCACCTCCGAGGACGAGGACGGCGTCCACTACGCGCCGGTCGATCCCGAGGGTTCCGGCATCGACGGCGAGTACTTCGTGAAGCTCCTCAAACTGGAGGACGACGAGGGCACGCCGAAGGTGAAGGTCTACCAGCAGAGCGACATCGAGCACTGGGCTCAGCTCTGGACCGGCGAGAACCTTGGAGCCGGTGCCGGGGTGTACAAGGAGCACCGGGAGGCGGAGAACATCTTCAAATTCCGCACCGTGCGCGGCGACTACGGCGTCAAGGAAACCGAGGCAGACGAGGAGGTTGAACTCGACTTCTGGGGCAAGAACGTCGGCGAGGGCAAGCCGGTGTGGGTCGAGCCGCTTGATGGTCAGGGTGATCCCGCGGAGGACCCGACCGACGGACCGGCGAAGTTCCGATCGCTCGCCGAGCGCCTGACCCAGCCACAGATCCGCGTGCAGTGCGAGCCCGAGAACCCCGGCGACCCACTGCCTGAGACAATCCGCATCGTCGGCAACGACATCGATGGGGCGATCGTTCTCGACGAGGACGGCTCGACGACGGACCTCGCCCGGTGGTCGGACGGCCTGGTTACCACTCCGGGCGAGACCACCCTCAAGGTGGAGGAGTTCAAGGTCTGCGTGAACGGGTATCCCGAAACCCGGAAATTTGTCGTTGTTCCCTGACCATGGCCCACCTCATCGCACCCATCACCGTCGAGGGCATCGAAATGTGCTGCGATCCGGTCACCCGGCGCACCACCGAGATCCTCATCGAGGCGGCCAACGCCATCGGCCCGAACGAGTGGGAGATCTACCGGGCCAACGCCTACGGGGATTCGGAGTCCAACCCGAGCGCCGAAAGCGAGCAACCGGTTGGCGGCACCGTCGTCTTCGGGGTGTGCTGCGGCACCCAGGTCGTCCTCGAAGTTTGGGGTGAGATCGAGATCCTCAACACCGGATTTGACTGGTTGGAGGTCCGGCTCAACGGCGCGCGGGAGTTCTACCACGAGAGCACCGAGGTCACCGATGCCGACCCGTGGGGCAAGGTCGCGGTCGGCCCGTTCAACGTGGCGATCAACCTGCCGGACCGCCCCTGCGGCAACATCATCGAGATCGACGGATCGACCGACGACGCCATCGCCAACAACGACGTGTGGTGGAAGGCGAAGATCGTTTCCATCCAGTGAGGTCGGTTGACAGCCCGCCGGGAGCGTGAGGCTCTACGTCGACCTCGAAACGCTGCAACTGATCGAGGGTCCGGGATTCCGCAACCCGATCACCTCGTTGCGCTTCAAGCGGGGCGACGGGGCGAGGCTCGATGTCACGTTCCTTGCCAACGGGACCACGCCGGCCGAGATCGGCGACCCCGGCAGCCTGGAGCTTCGGTTCGGGGCGAAACCGCGGGGACGCTATGATGTCGGCTACCTCGTCCACGCCTCGGACTGGACGCTACCCGACGCCGGCGCCGAGAACCCGCTCTACCAGTGCTCACCGTCCTTCAACACGGTGGAGCTCGACTCGGCCATGCAGGTCGGGTCGCCCACCGGCTCGGAGCTTTCCGAGATCACCCTCATGGGCGAGATCACCTGGCGCGAAGGCGAGGGTGAGCCGACCTCCACGCGCACCTTCCTGGTCGTCGTAGAGAACGACGTGAATCGCGGCACGGAGGGCGTCCCGACCGACGCCGACCCGCCTTATCCAGCGCCCGACTCGATGGTGCTGAAGTCCGACGAGGGCTACGACGTGACGCTGCGCAACACGCTCAAGGCCTTCGATGCCAACACCGCGACGATCGACGACCTCACCGACACGCTGGCCACCCTGATTGACACCCTCAAATCGAAGAACGTCCTCTAAATGAAGCAGTCGATCCTCGCCCTCGTGCTCGTCGCCCTGACGCTGGTCATCCTGATTGCGGATGCCGAGCGCCTCGGGGATCTGGGCAGCAATTCGGAGGTCTACACCCCGAATGACGAGATCAACGTGCCCAGCGTCACCACCAAGGACGGCTTCCCTGTCTTCGAGATCGTCGTCCCGGACGGCTGGACTGAGATTCAGATCCGCGCCACCACCCGGAACTTCGAACCCGGCTTCCTCGTCCAGCAGGCCGGCACCTTCGTCCTGAACTACGTCCCGACCGGAGCCACCGTGAACGGGCGGAAGGAATACCAGGCGCTCGGCACCGACGATGTGGCCCAGTGGGACGGAACCAAGTGGATCTTCGGCCACGACAACCTGCAATCGACCAGCAACGTCCTCGATCCGTGGGACTGCGTGAGCTTCACGTCCACCAGCGGGGACGCCTACGCGCTCCAGAGGGAATACTTCGTCTACCGCACCTGCACGACCGGGGCTGCCGCCGATCCGACCTGGGGGACCGGCACCAGCGACGCCGACCCTTGGCTGTATTTCGACATCCAGGACGGCTCGGGCGGGCACCCATCCGGCGACACCGTCTGGCTCGACCATCCGACCAACATCAAGCGGCTCAAGTGGAACACCGCCACCGCGCTGACCTCGCAGCTCATGCCCGGCGGCAGCCCGGGCCGATCGGTCCTGTTCCAGCCGTCGCGTGGCGTCCTCGGGTCCTCCGAGTGGATGCAGGAGAACCACCCGAGCCTGATCTGGACCTACTCGTTCGAGAACGCGGCCGGCTTCGACGCCCACCCGGACGGCCAGCGGAAGTGGAATGACATGCGGCCCGCCGAGTGGCGCAAGGCTCGCGTCGAACTCGA